GGTACAGATCCAATGCTTGTAGCCATCGGAGCTGTTTCCCTCGTCCTCGGTCACATCGATATTGGCGACGCGGGCAAAGGGAAAGGTCGGATGCCTCGTTCCGATTGGCAGGCCCATGGCCACGCCGATGCCGTGCTCGTCCTTGCCCGTATCGTCGGTGCAATGATAAACCCGGGTATAGGTGTGGATCAGTTGGTCATCGACGGAGGCGCGGCGACCAGGAGCGAGCTCAAATAGGGTTCCCATGAGAGAGATTTACCCCTTGGATCAGATCTTAAAATTAAGATTGTTTTTGTAGGCGTCGGATTTTAAATACGCATCCAAAATCTTTTCCTGCACTTCCTTGGTCGCTTTGGCAATCCGCACATTCTCCTCGGCGGCGGCGGCAACACGCTGTTGGAGATCCTGACCCGGACCGGCCACCGAGGCGCGCGTGACCGCTTCGACCAAGGCGGTCGAGTCGGAAGTAAGCGCAGAGGTGATGCGGGTTTGGGCCATGCGCTCCATGATAGGAGTCAACACACCAGCGACAGTTTTTGCCTGTTCAGCATCCAATTGGGCAGGCGCGAACCTCATCCCGTCAATCATTTTTCGGGCATTGGCAGCCATCGCCACAATCCCGCCCAAGCCAATTTGCGCAATGTCCTGCGCGGGCTTTTCAGGTCGAGGCAAAAGGCCAACGGTGCGAAGTCCTTTAATCGTCTCCGCACGATTTAGTTCCATTTTCACCATTTCGCGAGCAATCAGGGCCTCTTGCTCTGGAGAGAACGCACCACCGGCAGCGATATTTTCGTTTTTCTTGGTGAAATACTCGGCGGTGCGCCTAAGCCAATTGGCCAGGTCGATAAACACATTGGCAATCTTGACCGAGATTATCCCAATTGTCTCAAATGTGTTCACGGTAAACAATGCGCCCGCTTTTAATTGGCGTGACAAAGCTTCCGGATCCTTGGTAACCTCCTTGAGGTTGCCAAAGAACTGCACCATAACCACCGACACACCGGCCATCACGCCACGAACATACTCAATCCAGCCACGAAAGTTGAACGCCTTGTCCAAAGCCACCATCATATCAGCAAGGAGCTCTTCCCATTGGGCACCCAGACGGGCGAAAACGCCGATATATCCCGCATCGGATCCCGCCAAAAGCGGCATGCCACGCTGTTCGGCGAGGAAAGACTCCCGGTCCATTAGCGCATTCATCGGGGCGGTGAGCATCGACTTGGCCGCGCTGGCGGCCATCGAGGCGATGTTAAGCGCTGCATTGAGCGGAACCGCCATAGCGGCGGCGGAACCGGCCAAGGAGAGAGGCGTGCCGATGGCGGACTTGAGCGCCGTGCCGATTTTCGATCCAGCGGATTTGACATCGCCCATCGAGGAGGCGATGCCCGAACGAAGCCCTGAAGAATCGAGGCCGAGGCTGACAACAGGATTGGCGATTGATTGCTTAGCCATCGAGTGCCGCCCTCGCTTTCTCGCCTAACAGGCGGGCCTTTTCCTGCCACCGTGCCCGGGGGTCGTACTCGACGCCCCATTTGGGAATCAGTTCAGAGATCTTGATCGTATCTTTGGACCAGGGGCTAAGCGTCGCATGGCGGTTCAAGGCCGAGAGGCAATCGTCCCGGTAGGGGCCCCAGGGCTCGATGCCCAAAAGGACGAGCCACTCCGAGAACTCGGCGAAGCTCATCCTTTGGCAGAGCTCGGCGACGGTTAGGCCGAGGGTTGCGGCGAGTTGGAAGAGGGCTCGCTGTTCGGGCCTTCCGAATTTTTTTTTGCGGCTTCGACCGCTCCGGAGGTGAGGCCGTTGACCTTTAAAACCTCCTGGGCAATCCGCATGCAAACCGGAAGCGGGACCGAATTGAGAGCGGCGATGTCGCCAACGCTTAGGTCCTCGCCCGTGGCCCGACAAAGCGAACCGGCCAGCATGGTGCGCACGGCCTCGGCCTGCGTCGTGGGTTCGCTGATGCGACCAATGCACTCGTACATCGCCGAAAGCTTGCCCAAAGGCCAGCCACGCAAATAGATCGGATCCCGTAAACCCTCGATGGCGACGGATACGGGATCGGAAAGTTCAAACATAAACGCCTTTGGCTAGGGGATTAGGTGATGGTGATGTCGTTGACAACAAAGGTGACCGTGTAGGCCTGGACATCCGAGGAGCCTTGGGTGATTTTTTCCTTGATGACCTTCTGGATAAAACCGGTATAGGTGTGGGTCTCGGTGCCCGCGCCACCAATGGGAGCGGGGTAAACCACGACCAGGGTGATTTCAGTTTTCGCATCGCGCTTGGCAACCATTACGCCATATTCGGTTTTGTCGTACTTGGCCGTATATGTGATGTCCTCGTACTCTTTGATGCCCACGACCGAGTATTTTTGGTTGCGAACGAGCGATCCGTAGGTGATTTTCACCAAGGACGAGCCACCGCCATCAATGTCGAATGGATCATCGATCGCCTCGCCTCCCACGGTGAGGCTGGTGATCAGATGAGGCGCGGCGGCTGGAGCGGATGGCATGGCGAAATCTCCTTAAAATTCAGATACCCAAAATGGACCAAATTACTTGCAAAAGCCGGTAATGGTCATCTGCACCCGGCGATAGCTCTCATCATCGCCATCGGCGAGAAATTCGTTGTCAAACTGAATCCCGGAGTATTGCAGGCGGTGAATCTCGGAAGCGCCCTGCACCACTTGCGCCCGGTTGGCCTCGATCACCGCGCGGATCGCCTTGTCGATCGCTTCGCTTTGCGTGCTGGTCCGGGCGATTCCCGTGAGGGTCAGCGTCGCAAAGCCGATGCGGGAAAGATTCGATCCCGAGGAGAGCGATTGGACCGGCTCGGAGGAGACCTGCCACGCCGCGGCGGGGAGCTCGGCTTCCTGGGGGATTTGGTCGGGGTGGATTCCACCCGGAAGCGCCGCACGCACGGCAGGATCAGCCACGAGGAGCGAGCGGACAATGCGGGCGAAGGGGATCGACATTAGGCGGCCTTCCGTTTCTTTTCGATTTTGGCGATCGCCTTTTCGGTTTCGATTTTCAGGCGCTCGATAATCACCTCGCCGATCGATCCCTTTGAGGCGGACCAGGCCTGCTCCATGAAATGCTTGCCGGGAACGGTGGTGGACTTTTGCCCGGATGCTTTGAACCGATCGACCTGAGCCAATTTCTTGGCGCTTAGATCGGCCTGTTTGATTTTGTTTTTGCGCATGTAGCGGTCGAGGTCCGAGCCACGCCAGAGCACGCCTTTTTTGACGATCGATTCGTGCTGGCGACCGGTGACCAGCGGGACCCGGGCATGGGCCTTGAATCCAAATTCGACCAGGTGCGCATAATTCGAAGGGCGCTGCATGATCGTGGATTTGCCACGGCGCACCGATTCCCCGACCGACCGGGACGGGCCGACCACCGCGAAGGGCGCGCCCTTTTTGGTCACGCCGTTTCGGGACTTGATCGACTTTTTGAGGAGGCCGGTTTTGCCGTAGTTTTTGGCTTGGCCCTTTTTGGTTTTGCCGCCTTTGGGTGCAAGCGACTTCGCCTTGGCCGCGACGATCTTGGCTCCGGCTCCCAGGCCGTTGGATTGGGCCTTGGCAAACTGTTTGTCTTTGACCACGACCGAGGCGAGGCGGTCGATTCCCGCTTTCATCTCCTCGTTGAATTTCTGAACATTGGCTTTGATCATGTCGCCACCACGCCGCTTGGGCTTTCGAGCCATTCGGTGGCGGCGATGGCCATGGCCTGGCGGTTTTCGTCGAGATTGCGAAGCGACGAAATCAGGAAATATCGCCCCTCATAGACCATTCGGTGGTTCACCCGGACATCATCACGCCAACGAATCAGGATAGAATGGGTCTCAAGCCCCTTGAGCTGGGACCCAAAAAGCCCTTCGGCCACCGAAATAGGCGAAATCTGGGCCCAGATCGTGGCGTAGGTGGACCAGCTTCTGACCGGCTGGCCGAGGTCATCCGTGAAATCGGTCGGTGCCTGTAGCTCCATCCGCCTTTTGAGGTCGCCGATTTTCACGAATAGGCCCCCCAAATGTATTTGTTGCCGATCGCTTCAAACGCAAAAGGCACTTCTCCGCCCCCTGTGGGGCCGACCTGGGCCCGGTTTTCGTACCAATGGGCGCACATCAGCAGGATCGCCTGATTGATCGAGGCGGGAATCGTGGTCGTGGCGGCGGTATAGGTCACCGTCACCGAGTACGGGTAGCCATCGGGATCAGGGAGCGTGACATTGTCCTTGAAATAGACTTGGGGTTTGGTTTCGGATTGGCCAAAAAAGGTCAGATAGTTGGCGGCGCTGATCGTCTCGGTGCTGGTGGCGGTGCGCACGGTCACCGAGGTCACCCCGGTAACAGGGCCACGGGGCAGGAGGATCTGTTTGGGGAGGTGATCGAGTTTGTGCGTCAGGCTTTGCTCGCTTAGGATGCGGCGAGTGTGCTTTTCAAATAGATCGATCGATCCGTTAAGGATCGTCGTAATCAGGGAGTCCTCAAAGGTGTGATCCACCCTGAGATGCAATTTGACCTCGGCCAGGGTGGGGAGTGCCATTAGCGGGATTCCTTCTTTTTGGATTTGGGAGCTTCGGGGGTTTCGACCTTGGCCACGGCGGGTGGTTCGGCCTGATAAATTTCAAGGATCCCCGCCTCAAGGAGCGCCGGGATTTCGTTGGTCGCTTCCCAGGCAATAATGTCGCCCGGCTTGTGAACAAAGTTATCGCCCACCATTCCCTGCCGCACCAAATACATTCCGGCCATATTCCACCTCGCGTATCGACTTTAAAGGGCATAAGAAAAAGGGCCCGCCCGCCAATGCTGGTGAGCGGGCCCAACGGGTCACAACAGGCGGGGATTAAGCCTGTGTCAAAAGCTTGATCGCGTTGGCCTGGACAACCTTCGAGTCGCGACGACCGACGGCGAGGAAGCCGGTTTCATACGCGTCCGCGTAGCGCTCATCGAGGCGGCGGATTTCCAAAGGACCCGCATCGCGGATATAAAACTGTTCAAAGTCGCCGAAGGCGATGGTCTTGGCGGTCGTGACCACCGAGCTTGCCATCGAGTTGTTAAGGATCACGGGATGGCCCATCAGACGACGATCTGTTGGATCGGCGTAATTCATCGGGATCAGGTTGCGGCCCAAAGAATCCTGGAGCTTGAGCAAGTAATACCAAACGCTCTGGTGCATCGCAAATTTGGCATTGGGATGGTACGCGGCGTCGAGGCTGTTGATGAGGCCGACGACTTCGTTGATGGTGATCGCCGTCGCCGAGGCGGCGGTGATGCCAGCAGATGCGCCGGTAACAAAGCCCTGGGGCTGGCTCGATCCGGAGCCGGTGGCAAATGCCGCCGATTCCGAGCGGCCAATCCGGGCGCCCATCAACTCGGCCAGGTAGGCCTGGATGTCGATGCCGGTGTCCCGGAGGAGCTCGTTGGAAGCTTTAATCAAAGTCCTATAGGTGTAGGAGTTGAGGATCACCTGGCCGAAGGTAACATCGGTCGCCGAGCTGGCCGAACCTTCGGATACAAGCGATCCGGTATTCGACACATCATCGGTCGTGGGCAAGGGAAGCGGATTGCCGGTTTCGGTTTGGATCACCCGGGCGTGGTCGCGCATCGGATTAAACAAGGCCCGGCGGATGTTTAATTCCGCAAGGAACCCTTGGGGAATCGTGTAACCGCCAGCGGATCCGGAGGAGGTGTTATCCCGTTCCTCGATCTGGTATGCGCTCAATGGAATCGAGAGAGAGCGGCTGTTGAGGTTGAGGCCAGTCCGCTCGGCGGCGGCGCGCTGTTCGTTGGTCGCTTCGTTGCCCAAGAGGAAACCACGCAGAGCGAGGTTTTTGTCCCGGGTGCGTTGACGATCGTTATAGTCGGAAACAAAGCCGGGGGCAGGCATCGCACGGCGAGAGGCGAATGCCGAGCGAGACGCTTGGGTCTTGGAGCGGTTTTTCTTGACCTCCTCCTTGGCCTCCTCGACTTCCTCGGCAGCTTTGGTTTCTTCTTCCATTTCGTTGGCCTTGGTCTCCTCATCCATTTCGGGATCAGCAGCGACATAGGCTTCACAGGCGGCGACGCGTTTGTCGAGGTCATCAACCTTGGCCTGGAGCTGGGCGACCAGTTGCGCCTCTTCGGGGCTCCATTCGCGGCTTTCGGCGGTCTTGAGTAAGCCAGACCATTGGGCCATCAGCGCCGAGCGCTGTTCTTTGAGCTTTTTAATC